CAAGGCCGGTCACAGCCAAAGCTGCGCCTGCATGGATGCCGTTGAGAGATTCCACGGCCTTCTGTGCGCCCTCCGGAAGCTGGATGCCAAATTTCCCGGCCACATCCGTCAGTGCGTCGCCAAGGCCGCGCATGACCTCGTCGTTTCCGGTGAACTCCTCCTTGAGATTGGCAAACAGACTCTTGAGGCCGCCGCCCTGTTCCTTGGTGTCGGAAAGGGCTTTTTTCAGCTTGCCAAAAGCGTTCGTCGTGCCGTCTGCTTCTCTCTGGGCTTTTTGGAGCGCGTCCTCGTTGTCCTTCAATGCACGCTCCATTTTGACCAATTCGGCCTGTGCGTTGTTGAGCTGCGTTTTCCAGCGATTGGTGCGCTCATCGGCTTCGCCGTAGGCGGAGGCCGAGGACTGGAGCGCCTTTTCGATCTGCTCGATTTTTTCCTTCTGCGTCAAAATCGTGCGGTCGAGGATGTCATTTTTCTTGGTCAGCGCTTCGACGCTGTCCGCGTTATCCCGAAACTGCTCGGACGCGAGATTTAGCTCGGATTTCAGAACGTTCAGGCCGCTCTTGATCTCGGCCAGTGCAGCCTTGTATTCCCGCTCGCCGTCCAGTTTGATTTTTGAGTTGATACTCGGGGCAGCCATCAACCGCCACCTCCCATCAGATATGCCGACAACGACAAGCGGGCGGGCTTCTCCGTCTCCGCAGGAGACTCAGAAACGACACGCCGGCCCGGTGCGCCCATGAGCTTGAAAAACTCACGGTAAAGCGCTACGCACCGCGCCGGCGTCATTGTCCGCCAGAAAACGGCCTCGTCGTTATGCAGGACATTGATCCAGATATTCAGATACCAAGCGAAGTTCAGGCCGTCGCTGCCGCTTCCTTGGTCTCCACGTTTTTTGTTTCTTCTTCGGTCGTTTCTTCTTCGGGCTGTTCCGCCTCGTCATCGTCCGGATCCAGGACCGCTGAGAACAGCAGGCCGAACACATCGCCCTGGATGCGGCGGAACTCCTTCCAGCTCACCGCACGGCCGATCTCGCGATCCGTGACGGAGAGATCCAGCCCGGCAGCGTTCGCGGCCTCGTTGACCAGCGCCGCGAGCAGCCGCGTGAAATTCCGGAAGGAGCGCTTTTCATCGAGCATTTCCTCCAGTTCGCCGGCCGCCTGAAGATCTGCCAGCACGTTGAAATTGCAGCAGAGCTGGAGCGTGTGGCCGCCATACTCAAACGGCAGCGTTTTCAAACGGAGATCCATGGTTTATCCTCCCTCCGTGACGACGGTCGGTTCCGTCGTGAAGCAGGCGTCGAGCCATGCAATGGCCTCGGCCTCGGTGTCAAACGAGTCCCACTCCATCAAGTGGCCTGCGTCATCGACCAGCGCTTCGCCGGAGGTCGTCGGCGTCTGGAAGTTGATCTGCTCGCCCATGGTCTGGAGCGTCTTGCTGGGCGGGCCGAACAGCGTCTTGTGGACGAAGATGGCCGTGAACTTCTCCACGCCGTCGATCATATCCGGCGCATAGAATCCGCTGCCGACGTACTGACCGGTCGAGGTCTTGCCGTAGGCCATGCTCTTCACGGTTTTGGGCGAGCCGGAACCGACCGAACGGCTCAGCTCATACGCTTTGAAAAGCAGCTTCTGCGTCTCGTCCGGGATGTACTTCACGCCCTGGCTGACCGTCAGGCCCGTGACCTTCTTCATGTACTCGGCCAGCGCGGACTCGGCATAGAGACGTCCATCCGCGAACTTGAGTTCGAGGTTCGCCGTCATTGCATCGCCCATGGACATCGGCGTGTCATAACTGATTTTCTTCTGTGTTTTGTCGTAATTGTATTTCGCGACCTTCATGCCGCGAAGATCAAATTCAGGCATGTCATTCTCCTTTCAGAATGTCGGCAGCGACGTCGGACATTTTGTCGTTGGCCTGCTGCCAGGTGTTGTGTACCGCGGTCGACCAGTAATAGTCTGCCGGGATCTTGCCGCCGGTTCGCCGGCCGTAGTTCAGCACAAAACCCTTTGTGCCGTACCGCTGCCCACGTTTGTCCTTCCCGTGGATCGTGACGAACATATACGGGACGCCGTTTTTGTCCTTCCGGACGACGCGGGCTTTTGTGATATGCCGCAGCGTCTCGCCGGTGCGCCGCTGGCGGCCGGGGTTGTTATGTCCGGACTCCACAAAGGCAGATTTCACAGAGGTCAGCATGACCTCGGAGCCGGCTGTCAGCATCCGCTTCACGTTCTCGTCGGTAAACAGATCGGCCTTATTCAGCTGCCGGATGGCCTCTTCAATGCCGTCGGTCTCCATCTGCGCCATCAGATCACCTCACAGGGAATGTCCGTGTAGTAAGTGGCTGTCTCGACGTCGTAGGAGTGCTCCGGCATCTGCATCGCGATATGCGCATCCGCCAAAGCCTTTGAGACTTCGGCGGGGAGCGTATCATCTTCGGTTTGCGTGGCCACGGTCACAACAGCCTGATAGATCGTGGCAAAAGGGCGGCTGTTGGCGTAGGCGTAGCGGTCGCCGGTCGGCGTCCAGACAAGATAGCGGAGCAGCGGCTCACCGTCGACCGTTGTCTCCGGGGCTTGCACCTTGTAGACCGCGTCCGGCAGTACGGTCTTGAGCGCGTTTTCAATCTTTATACAGCTCATACTTTCCCTCCGGTTCCGCAAGGCTTAACGTGTTGATGTCGAGGCCGTCGGCATCCTGTTCGCGCTGCGCCTGGTCGATGCGATAGACGTGGCCGTCCTCCAGTGTGCAGTATTGGTCAGCCTCGATCGGTGCGTCGAAGACGCTGCGCGGCATGGACACCATGCGCACGAGCTTCTGCCCGGCCTGCTTCCCGGCGTAAAACCGGGAGGCGTACACCGTGCGCTCGCAGTAAAAGTGCTGGCTGACGGCTTTGAGCTTGCGCACGGCAGGAGACCGACCAGGGAGCAGCGTATAGATCGTCAAAATCTTGTCGTAGATCATCCGCCGTCCCTCATTTTCTCGTGGCACAGCCGGTCCTTGATCATGATGTCAAGATTCCGGGGGAGTGCCGCCCGCTCGGTGTTGCCGCGGGCACGATACATCCACGCGGCCACGGAGCCGACCAGCATGTCATCCTCGTCGCTGTCGTCCGCCAGCGTGATGCCGCGCCGGCGGACAAAGGATTCGGCTGTGGTCAGCAGACCGCGCATATAAAGCTCCTGTTGATCAGCGCACGACAAAATGCCAAGATCAACCTTCATGTAAGTCAGACGCAGGTCTGCTGACATCCCACAGCCTCCTCTCTTACGCCTTGGCGGTCACGCTGCCGGAGCCAACGGCCACGGCCTTGCCGTCCGCGTTGACCTCAACGACGGTGATGGTCGCGCCGGTCGTGGCGCTCTTGACGGTTTTATTCGCGGGCAGATCCGTCCAGCTCTTATCGATGGTCTCGCCGTTCGCCACAGGCACGGCCTGACCGCCGACCTGGTATTTCAGCGTGCCGGAGCCGTTGCCGGCCACCGTTACGGTGCTGTCGCCGGACGCGCCGGTGCCGGCTGCCGTCGTCACGATTAGAGTGCCGAGCGGATCGTTTGCGAGATTCGGCGCGAAGGAGATCGAGGTCGTGGGCGCGGTGTTGTGGAAGTTCACAAGCACGAACGCTTCGCCGCGTGCGGGCTTGCCGTCATAGCGGCCAATGGAGCGGTATACCGTCATATTGCGGAGGAAGAACGGGATATCAGACGACGCAATGGATGCGCCTTCGCGCTCCGACATGCGCATCAGACTGCCGAAGCCTCCGGCGATGTCGTTGTCGGCCATGAAGTCAAGTTCGATAATGTCGCCGCCGACGATCGGGAAGGTGTTATTGATGCCGGCAGTGATCGCAGCAGCAGAGTCAAATGCAAGGGCTTTTGCCATCAGCCGGATATGGGTCTTCCGGTTCATGACCCAGAACACACGGCCGTCCGAATACTTCGGGTCAGCAATGCCGAGCGCCTCAATCAGCGTGCCGAAGAACGCCGCGCCGGAAGTGGAGTCAATATCCAGTTTGAGGATATGGCTCGAATGCAGATCCTTAAAATCACCCTGGTCGTTATTCCACCACTCAGGCTGCGCAGAAGCAGCAAGACGGGTGATAAAACCGACCGGCATTTTTTTGCCTGTGCCGTAAACGATCGCCTTGTCCAGCCCGCGTGCGTTTGCTTCGCCCATGGCGTTGAGGATGCTGGTCAGGAGCTGGAGATCCGAGTCATCCTCAAGCACCGCGTTGGAGATGGCAATGTAGCCGGCGAGCATGTAGCCGTCCATTTCCAGCTGAGTAAAATCCATAACAATTTCGTTGATGTTTGCAAGCATCTCAGACCAGACGGCCTCGCAACCAGTTCCGGCGACATTCTGGCGAGCGTGCCCGCGGATGGCCTCACTGTGGACATACGGCCACAGTTTGGAGTTCTGGTAGGTCAGATCGCGCAGGATCTGCATGAACTCGGTCGGGATGCCAAGCTTAGCGCCAGTCACGCTGTTCTGCTGCGCACGGAGCTGGCGGACCCGCTGAAGGAACTCCTTTGTGCTGTCGCGGGTCAGCAGCGCGTCGCGCTCCTGATAGGTGAGGCCGAACCAACGGCGCTCCGGGTTGTTGATAGGCATGGAATGATTACTCCTTTCGGTGTTGGTGGTTCCGGTCGGCTCTGCCGCCGGGGGGTCAGCTGCGGGCGGCGTCTGCGCTTCTTCCAGACTGCGGATTTCTTCGTTAATCTCGTTGATCCGTTCCTGCACACGGGTGATGTCCGCGGCGTTCGCGCTGCGCTCCTGCTCAAAAGCATTCACAGCGGCCTCAACGACGCTGCGCTCCTCATCGGTCTGCGCCTCGGCGATGTCATGCTCCAGCTCCGCTTCGCGGGCCGCGAAGCCGTCGCGCGTGGTTTCGAGCGTCTGAAGCTCAGTCTGCAGCGGTGCAAGACGGCTCCGCAGCAGCAAAACTTTTAATGCCATTTACTATGTACCTCCCAGTTTCTTTTTCATGTCGCTGCGCCAGGCCTCGGCGCGGCGTTTTTCGATTTCGGCCAGATCCTGCTTGCGGGCGCTGACGGACGTTTCCGTGTAGGCCGGAAACGTACAGACAGACACCTCGTAGAGAGGATCGACCTCTTCGATTTCCCAGCGACATTTTCCGTCGCCGAGATCCACAAAGGTTTCGCGTTTGATGTCAAATCCAAACGAGCACTGGTCAACGTCACCCCGCTGGACGCGGGCGTAGAGGTTCATGGCGTCAACGTCGTCCCGATTGATTCTGATGCTGCCCCAGAGGCCCCGCTCATCCTGCCGCAGCGTCAGCGTTCCGGCCTTCGTCCGGCCGAGCACAAGACTGGAATCGTGGTTGATGAGCGCCCGGACATCTCCGGAGACGGAATTGGTAAAAGCGCCCGGCTTTACGATCTCGCTCGCGCCTTCCCAAAGCGGGTATTCGCTGTTGAAGACGGAGAAATAACCTTCGATGAACAAATCATCGTTGGCCGAGCGCGTCTGGAACTGCTGGGCTACGCAGCGCACCTGCCGCTGCTGGCGTTCATTCGGCATTGCCGTCGCCTCCTTCTAGTTTTTTCTGGTTGCCAATCATACCGCGAGGGATGTAGTTTTCGAGGATGACCAGCTCGTTCAGGCCCTTGCGCGGGCTGAGGCCGAGCCAATCGCGGGCCTCGTTGCCGTCCATCAGGCCGCGGATGTACTGATCGTCGGCCACGCTGGCCAGCTCCTGCAGAGTGTAGCTGTAAAGCCGGCGTGTGGACATCTGGAAATACATCTCCTCGGAGATCAGCAGTTTTCGCGTCAGTTCCTGGCAGATGATGTTGGAGATCGTGACTGCCGTGGTGCGGATCATGTGGTTGTGCTCCGCATCGGAATAACTGCCGACGCCAACCATATACGGCGTCACACCGACCAAGGAAGCAACCTCGCGTTTGTCCAGTTCCACGCTGTCCTTGATGGCGAGATCCGTCAAGCTCAGGGGCTTGACCTGCTGCACCTCCATCAGCTCTGCCGGGATCACCCACGGCTCGCCCGCGGAGCTGCCGGACATATACTGATCGACCAGCCGCTTGCGTCCCGCCTCATCAGCAAATTCATCGGCCAGCGCATCCACCTTGACGATCACGCTCGGCTTCCACTTGTCGGACATAAAGCCTTTTTTCGTGGCGGCCGCCTGCCGGAGATTCGAAGTCACGTCCCGGAGACTGATTCGCAGGCCGATTCCCTGCCAGGGCTGCGCCGGATCGGGCCAGCGTTTGAAATGGAGCACGCTGTCGGACGCATAGCGCCGTCCCTGCCACATGACATAGTAGGTCAGGCCGTTATCGTCGCTCAGCGCATACGCGCCTGGCATCGGCTCCAGCTCGCTCAGGAGGCCACGCTCCGTGTGCGGCAGGAGAAAGGCACTTCCGGTCGAGGTCGTCAGCATCGTCCAGACGATCCAGGAGATCAGATCCTTGCGCGTCCCGTGCCGCCACGGGGAAATGTCCATGAAGCGCGCCAGCTGATTGCGAACGCGGACGTCGCCGTCATCGGTGTTCCGCATGAGCTGGATCGTAGCGTTTGAGATAATATCAGCGAGGCCGCCGATGGCGGCAAGCACATCCGGACTGTCAATTAACCGGGTATAACCGGGAACGGCCAACGTATCAGCGTCGATCGCGCCGATTATCCATTTTTGCAGCGCTGGGTCCATCCCTCTGCGCTGCGGCTTCACTCTCAATCTGCATCACCGTCCTTGTCTTTCTTGTCATACCAGCCTGCCGCCTTATTGCTGGCGGTCAGATCTTCGAGATAAGCGCAAACCGCAAACACCGAGGCATCAAAAAGGTCGATGCGGAGGTTTGGCTCGATTTTTTGATACATGACCATGTCGTCAGCCTTCTCAATGCCGGCAACGTTCTGTACGCAGTATTCGTACGGCTCCGCGTGCATGTAGTAGAGCGCTCCTTTCTTGGCGCTGGCCTCCAGATAGCGAAAACCCTCGGACTTCCGTGTGAACAGCTGCGGCTGATCCTTGATTGGGAAGCGTTCCTTCTGCATCTCCACGAAATACTCGCGGCAGAATTTCCGGTCGTGGCCGATGCGGCGGATCTTAAACCCATCGGCGCGCAGTTTTTTGTACCATTGCACCACATCATGGTGATTTGTGACCTTGTCGTTGGTCATGTCCAGCCAGCCATCCTCTTGCCAGCCGAACAGTGGAATTTGATCCTGCTGCGCCTTGACGATGGCGGCCGGCCGTGGGAACCATGCGTGCGGAATGATAATGTCCACGCCCTTGTAGTGACCGAAAAGGCAACCGGCCGTCAGGTCGTGCAGCTTCGAAAGGTCTGTGCCGCCATACCAACGGATAGGCAGCTTCGCGAGTTGCCGATAGTTCCAGTCGTACTTCTCGTCGCTCTTGCGGAACTCTTGGATGTCAAACCATGCCTTGATCGCGTTCGTTGTGACGTTCAGCGATTTATTGAGGAACTCTGGCCGGAGCGCCGGGTTTTCGGCGGCCATGGCTGCGTCGTTGATCATGTCCTGCGGGCGAATGGAGTAGCCCCAGCCCGGCGAGGCTGCTTTCAGCACAGCCGGATTATGCAGGTCAACATCGCCGTTTTCCAATGTCGGCGCGGAGCAGAGGAAGCAGAAGATGCTGTCTGCCGCGTTGCCGGTGACGGTCCCGCGCAGGATTTTCCGGCAATAGTCCAAGTGGCCGAGCAAAAAGCCGCGGGCATTGGGGCCGTTGGAAGAGATGATGATGACCAATTTGTTGGTGTACGCCTTGGTTGCGTCCTTCAGGATCTGATATTGCTGCGGGCTTTTGTAGGTGTGGGCCTCGTCAGCGATGACGATGTTGCAGTTAAAGGAATCCTGTTTATCAGGATTCGCGGCAAGGGCGTTGATCGAGATCATGCCGTCGCCGATGTCCCCGGAAATAGACCGCTCCATGTTGTTGTCGATGATGCGCAGCCCCTGGTTTGGATCGTCTCGGACTGTTACGCCGAGGCGGTTGAAGTTGTATTTGAGGAAGTCAAAACCTTCGAGCGCCTGTTTCAAAGCGCCGCCAACCTCATAGACTTTAGAGCCGGAGGCACGCTCATACATGGCTAGCGCTCCGGCCAGAGAGGCCGCGAAGGTCGTCTTGACGTTTTTGCGGGGGATAAAGTCCACAGCTTCCTTGAAGCGCCGGATCTTTGTATCCGGCAGATAAAAACCCATCAGGTTGTAGACAATAAACTTGTGATAGGGGAGAAGCAGGAAGGGAGTACCGCGCAGCGGCGTCGCATCGAGGAATTCACCCTGCTGGTGGCAGAACATCGTCTCGATGATTGCGATGATGTCGTTGGCCGGCTCTGCGCGGAAATCCCACTTGCCGGAACCAAGATCCGCGACATACCGTTTGCAGGACAGGACAACGTCTTCGCACAGCCCGGACTCCCCAGAGAGCACCGACTCGACAAAGGCGTCGACGTCGCGCTGATACTGCGCGCCCTGCTCTACGGCGTGGTCGTGCGCTGCCGTGAGCAGCTGCTCGATCTTGCTGTTCCCGGCCGCGGTCGGCTGGAGCTTCGACCTAGCCTTGTTCAGGCCGGTCGGCGTCAAGCCGAGCTGATTGCGGAGTGACTGCACCGTCGCGCGCAGATCTTCAACCGCCGTCCAGTATGGGCTTTTGGCCGTGTACTCCGCGCCGGTCTTGTTGACCATGGTGCAGATCCGCTGCCCGCCCTGTTTCTTCCACTCTTTCTCTGCGCGGGAGAGTTCGCGTTCCGTCTTGGCCAGCTGCTTGATTGTCGGCTCAAATATCTCGTTGTAGGTTCCGACCAGTTCCATGTCCTTTCGGATCATGTCCTCTCTGGCCAAGTGCTCACCTCCCGCATGTCGGAGACTCTGCCAGGCCCGGCGGCTCCGGGCCCAGTTAGGAGGATCTGAAGAGGCAATGGCGGCGTTCCCAATGTCGCTGCTGCCTGGCACAGCCTCCGACCGTTCGCGCAGGCGCGTCGTTTGCGCCCGCACTGCATGATTCAATTTTCGCGCGCACCCGCGCGCCTCGGATCTCTTGCTTTACCCCCTCCGCCCGTTTTCCCGCCGTCGGAAAAGGGGGCCCACTCCGGTGCTTTTGTCAGAACGGCGGCGGCGCATCGGGAGGGGGGATCACTCGCCGCTGCCACGCGAGGCCGCGATCGGTCAGCTTGCCGGTCACGCGGTCGTGGAAGCTGTTGTGCGCTGCCTGACTCACAGCGATCAGATTCCAGCCGCACCATTGCCAGCCGGGGAAATCTTCCACCGGGTAGACGTGATGGGCAACGGTCGCCAGCTCGTTCCTGCCGAACCTTGCGGCCTCTCGGCATCGGTACTTGTCACGCCGGAGCACCGCGTCGCGCAGATGCAGCCAGCGTTTGCTTTTGTAATCCATGGACAAATAAAAAGCGCCATGACCTCACGACGGAGATCATGGCGCTCATGCCATCCGGCTATCACCTCGGGTGCAAAACAAAAGCGCCAAACGATCCTCCGTTTTCACGGTCAAATCATTTGGCGCTGGCACTAACTCGATGGTTTTGGCTCTGGCTCATATTCACGATCGACTCTCGCTTGCACAGCTTACAGTACAGCGGGAAGTCTGTCAGCACGGTCGTCGGCCGCACACGCTGCTGCGTCGGGCGCCCGCACAACGGGCAAATCAACTTCCCGTCTGCTGACACTAACAGTATATCACGCCGTTTCTCAGATTGCAAGTCCTTTTGTCGCTCCTTCCCAGTATTTATATATTGTTTCAAGTCAAAATATAGATATTAAGTTTGCAAAGCCGGGATTTCGAAATCGTAGGTCACAAAGGTTCCGTAACAGTTTTCGATACGTTCCGGGAACTTTCCACCCTCAAAGGCCGAAGCGCCTGGCGGCGGCGAGTAGTGCTCGCCCGGCGCAAGCTCAATGTCGTGACGCTCCGGCTGTACCAGTCCGAGACTTGGCGTCCACATCCGAGCGCCAACCCGGAGTTTGCCGGTCTTGCGCGGCTCCTTGGTCATGTACTGCGCGACGGCACGATAGCCGCCGAACTCCTCAATGGTCTGCACATCGACAAAGCCCTTGCCCCACAGCTCGCGGAATAATGCGATGTCGTTGCCCGGCGCGCGCTTGGTTACGAAGTGGTGATGGATGCGATGATCTCCGTGCAGACCCTCCATGACGTACACATAATCAAACGGAAGATCTTCTGCCCGGCGCGCCTGCCGCAGCTTGCGGAAGTAGGCCGGCTGATTCTTCCGAGCCGTCTCATAGTTCGGTGGAAGGAAGTCCTCGTCATAGGTCAGCGTCACGAACCAATCATCCAGTGCAAAGTTCGCGTAAAGCAGAAATTCCAACCGCATGCAGGCAGTCTTAATGTTTACGGCCTCCCGTACAAGGCTCGTCTCAAATTGCCGCGACGCCCGTGTCCGCTTTTGCTGCGGAGCCGCGGCCAGCTCAATGGCTCGGAACCGCGTCCCGGCCTGAAGCTCTATCACTCGACTCATGTTATCATCCCTTTCTTTGTGTGCCAGCCCGGAGATCCGGGCTGGCTATATCGTCCGGCTGATCCTCCCCGCCACGGCAATGGCATCCCGCGCGGGCAAAAGTCCAAATCATTCATGTATCCGACCGGATTGATACCGAGGCCTTGGCTAAATCACAGGATGCCAGATAAAAAGCGTTGGACAAATCTTCGAAAGATTGCGTAGCCCCCAGAGGCGGTGGAACCATAATCCGACGCAACGCTTCAGCGCAGAGTTTGTCGATGTTTGGGGCACCGGGTGTTTTGCGCATGATCCGGTTGGCTTCGTTTCGGCTGACCCCGTCGGCCATCAGCAATTTACAGCATCGTTTCCGCGTCATCTTCATAAACCTCCGTTTCTTCCGATTGCAGCGCGTCCAGCACAGCCTTTGAGCGGCGATACAGGCTCCGCGCCTTGAGCCAGACAACAACGCCCAGCGCGATCCACTCGATCAGCGCCAGCAGATTCAAAATATCAAGGATCATTTTCATTTCCTCCATCCATTAAAACGCCCCCCAAGATTCCCGGCGTCATCCCAATGCTGGATTTTCCGGTCGCATGGTATCTTCCGATATTTTCATTTCCTCAATTTCTTGCTTAATTTTCTCCCATTCTTGAGCATACCACTTGTCACTCCGTGCGCGCCGTTCTTCCGGCGTTTCCGCGAAAAGGTCTACATTCTCCGGAATGTCAAGGAGTTTCTTCGCGAATTTCTCCGCCGCAGCCTCCGGCGTTTCCGCGTCTGACTGAAGAAACGCTATCAGCAGCAGCGTATCGAAAACAAGGCCCCAGTCAGCGGCGCTTTCATTCACCTTCGTTCCCTCCATCCATGCGCGCCCCGCATCTGGGGCAGTAGTTGCCATCACGAACATGGTACGCCATTGCATACGCCTCGAGGCCGCAGCGGGAGCACTTCACAACATCGAACTGCCCAAAAGAACGATCGTACCGACTATGCACCCACTTCCCATGCACCACCGGCGCAACGTCGGCGGCTGGCGCACGAATTATATCAGTCTTAATTCTGTTGAGCATTTCATTTTGCGCAGGGCTTCTGTTCGCGCCTCTTTGCCTTTGCACGGCGCGCAGCGCATCCTCGCGCCGGATATAATCAGTCATAATCCATATACTCCCTCCCGATTCTGTTTCGCATTTCATACGGCAGTGCAAGCAGCGGCGTGCATCTACTCAGGATCTCTGCTTTCAAAAGCCGCTCCGCCTGCCGCTTGGTCAGCCGCCGCTCTCGCTTCTTCGGCGGAAGCTCGCCTTTTGCCGCCGCAATAGCGGTCGGGTTGTGCTTATGTTGACCCATCATTTACCCTCCATTTCCTGCAAAGCCTTCTTGGCTTCCTCGCGGGTGAGAAATACGGTCTTACCAAAATCGGAAAACCTATAAAACCTTGGGGCCATTGGCGTGTATTGTACTGCAATGCACCATCCGTCAGTGTTCGTTTCGATCCATTTTGCCACCATCGGCAATATGGTCTTTTCCCCGTGGAATCCGTACACAACATCGCCCACCTTGCACGGCAGCACGACGCACCGCCCGTCCTTGTCGGCCACGGCCAGCTCCCGCAGGCGGGCAATCGGCAGGCCCTCGAACTCCGTAATCTGTGCGACTGCCTTGCCCATGATTGCCGCTTCCAATGTCTCGATCTGCTCCGGTGTCCGTTTGGTGTCCTCATACCGTTTGAGCTGCTCCCAGACCTGCTTTTGGCTGCAACCATCCTTGTATGGGCACGTTGGATACCCGCACCGCGCAATCTCGCAGAAGTTGCCCTCAAAGGTCATCCGTTCCATCCTCATTCCTCCATTTCCTGCAAAGCCTTTTCCGCTTCCTCTTTGGAAAGAAACACGGTCTTTCCAATCGCTTCCTCCGAAAATCTCCGTCGCCCCGTGATAAACATCACGCCCTCCCGGTCAATCCGTATGGCGTCCACCGTGACCGGGAGCGGCTTTTGGGGGCGCGTGTAAAACATTTGAGACAGCCAGACCGTATCGCCCGGCCGGATGCGCATCATCGGGCTATTCGCATCCTCATAGCGCGCAAGGCGATCTGCCATCTTGGCGAGTTCCGGCCGCGTTACGCCATGCAGACCATGCCCATTTACCAACACACAGTCGCCGTTCCAGCTCGTCATGCGTTTCATCCTCAGTCCTCCTTTGGTGTCATCGGAATCACCCACGACGGAATGAGCGCCCGATACTGTTCCACCTTCGCTTTCAGCTCGGCAATCTCCTTCTGGTCGCGCTCGATCTGTGTCGCAGCCCGCAGCAGCAGGGGTCCCAGACAGCGCCACTCAAATTCGCCATGTTCGCCATGACACGGATGACAGCATGAGTCGCAGTCTCCTCCATTCCCGCAATACAATAGCACCTTGACCAGTTCTTCCGGTTTCAAATTCATCATAGCAAATCCTCCCGAAATTCTTCTAACACTTCCTGTCCCGGCAATACGCCGTTTTCCATCCACCAGTTGAAAACATCCAAACCGTTTTCCAAGTCGTATGTTTGCAAACATCGTATTTTACATTCAATCAACATACGGTCAAACGCCCGGATATACGCCAGCCTGATCTTCGGGTACATCACAAACTCCATCTTTCGGAATTTCCCAGCCATTGGGCAGCCGATGCACCCAACTCGGATAAACCCGAGGCTGTAAAGCGGATTCATGCAGATCTTCTCAGTCTCCGCGTAGTCCCACACCTCCTTGTTGCCCCATCCAATAATCGGATTTACAACACGTTTGCCTTTCATTTGGCAATTTTCAAATTGCATCCGTGTTTCATCGTTGTCGTTCATCAGGATCAGCCGCTTCCCAACGTCTTTGTTCTGTACCTCGATCAGGCCGCGGCTTTTTTTGCGCTTTGCTGATTCGTCCCACCGAACGCCGGTGGCGATAAACCGACCTTTCCCGCCGCCCTCTTTGAGGATCGCGCAGCAGTAGCGGACAAGACGTGTCGGCGGCATGCGCTTCTGGGGGATCAGATTCCACATGGTAACGCGCTTCCCGTCCGGCTGGACGTGCGCGTCGATAGCGCACTTTACGCCCTTTTCCTCCATTCGTCGGAATGTGTCCCGCACATGATAGACCGTTTCCGGCGCATCTGCCGTGGTTAGGGAGTGTAGGACTTCAAATGGAATACCGCTGTTTTCCGCCAGCCGGAGCAGCACATCGCTGTCCTTTCCACCCGAGTATGTAATCACAAGCGGCTGCTTATAGAGCTTCAAGCTCTGCGCCGACGCAAACCGCAGCGCCTCAAACGCGCTCTGTTCCAAGTCCACTACAACAACCCCGCTTTCCGTAATCTCTCCACACTCTTACGATATTCCGCCTGTTTTGCTTCCTCGTGTTCCAGATACGGCGCGCACCTGGCGTGACATTCCGCTGCCCGAGACGGGCAGTCCCGTTCACATGGCGGCTTCACCATAGCGCCTCCTGCATTTCGTCCTCGGCCTGTTTCGCATGAACTCCTGCCAGCATTTTTTCTTGTGCAGCTTTGTAAAAGTTCCGGTCGATCTCAAATCCAAACGCATTTCGCCCAAGCTCGGCAGCCGCGCGAAGCGTCGAACCAGAACCGCAGCACGGGTCAATGACCGTCTCTCCGGGATCGGTAAAAATCTCGATCAACCGCTTCAGCACGCCGACCGGCTTCTGCGTTGGGTGAATCTTCGGAATCTCCTTGCCGTCTCGTTCCCATGCGAACCAATCGAATACCATCTTCCCAGTTCCGCGAATCGGCTTGCCGTCCTCTCCAATCTGACGCCCGTTGTTGAACTTCGGCAGTTTGTCCCGGTAGAGGACGATTGCGAACTCCGTTGCGCCGACGATGCGCATATTCGCCTTGAGCACCTGCGCGGAATAGTTCTTGCAGAAGAAGATCGGGAACCAGTTTTTGAACCCGTACCGTGCGCCGTATTCCGCAACCGTATGCATCTGGTCGAACGCGCAGAAGACGATCATCGCCGGCGCCTTGCCCTTTTCCTTCGGTTCCGGCTTCAACAGCCGGGAGCAGAAGTGCATATACTCGGCAATTTTGAAATAACCGTCCGAATTGAAAAAGCTCTTTTTCGCGAACTTGCTCTCACCGTTGGAATTGTCCCCGCCGTTATACCACATGGGATTGGAACCGTAGGCATCTGCCCCGATGTTGTACGGGATGTCCGCAATCACAAGCTGCGCCTTTGGAATCCCATATTTGCGGTAATTCTGGAAATTGTCATGATAAATTTCACAGCGAATCCGTTTAGGCTTCATCCGAAATCACCACCCTCATGTAATTTTCATCGTGGAAAAAGCTATGTTTCTCTCGGTAATGCCGCCGGTCGTCGTTCCGGAGCAGCCAGCCTTTTCGACCAGCGCCGCCATCTTGGCCAGCGCGTCCCGGCTGAACCGGGCCAGCTTCGCGGCCTTCTCCGCGTCGCGAGTCTTGACCTTCTGCATCAGGCCGCAGGCGCGGTTAAAGTTTTCCTGTACCGCCTGAAAGAAGCTCTGAAAGACGGCAATGTCCGCGTCCGACTGGATCGCCCCTGCCTTCTGAAGCTTCTCGGCGTTTGCCTTTGCAGCCTCAAGTTCGGCCTGCAGCGTCTCGACGCGGTGCGTCAGTTCGTCTGCGCGGCCCGTGCTGTTTTTCAGATCAGCCATAGCCTTTGCAGCCTCGGCCTGAAGCTCCGCCTGCTTCTTCTCGGCCTCCCTGCGGCGCTTTTCCAATGCAGCGACGTCGGCCTTGTGCTTTTTCTCCGCCTCGGCCAGCGCATCCGCAACGGCCTTTTCAATCTCCGCCGGGTCTGCCGCCTGCACGGCGACCTCGACCGGCCGGTTTTCCAGTTCCGTGATCTTCGCGGCCTGCGCGTCGGTGCGTTCCCTGAGCGCTGCCGTCTTTTCTTTTTCCGCATCGAGGGCGGAGGTGATGTCGGCCAGCTTCAGCGCCGTGCCCTCACTGGCCGCACGCTCGGCCTCCAGCTGCTTCCGTGCCTCGTCGCGCTCCCGGATAGCCTGTTCCAGCTCGCGGGCGGAAAGATTCTCCGCATCGACCGCCTCGGCGAACTCTTCGCGCTCTTCGGCGGGCACCGCGAGCAGCTGTAAAGCGTTCGACACGCTCAAATTTCCCAACGTTGGGAAATTTGAATTGTTTCCATATTCCTTTGCAATCTGCATAAATCTCGCAGCGGAAGATTTTGAAAACTCCGTTTCTGTTTTCAGGAAATCAAGCCATCCGCCGTGCCCAACCATAGCCTTTGCCTCGGCAAGGCGCTTGCCGATCTCCACTCCGAACCAGACCGTCATGCACTTGGCCTGATGGGACAGATAGCGAATCTCGCTGCCGATGGTCTCTGCCGTCCGCGGCCCTGTTTCCGGCAGCGTCATATCTTTCGGTGCAGGTGCGGCGTCCTGCAAAATCCGGCTCACATCAAACGGCACGGTCAGCGCCTCCTCTCAGCATATCGTCCATTGTGACGGGCGGCTCCAAATACTCCTGCACAAAGCTGCGGTAATCATAGCCGGCGGCGCTGCGCGGGGAATAGATGGCGATGGGCTTGCGCTCGAAGGTCATCTCGTCGACCTTGTCGGTGCGGCGAATGACCGTCTGAAATACTGGCAGCAGGCCGCAGTCGCGGAGACTGCCCTCGGCCTCCAGCACGACGGGCACGTTGCGCCACATGGTGATGAGAGCCCCGGCAACGCGGATCTTGGGATTGATGCGCTGCATGTTGTCAATCTGGCGGCTGACATTGGCCAGCCCACGGATGGAAAAGGCGTCGAGCTTGATCGGGATGATGACCTCATCCGCAGCCAGAAGCGCCGCGGCGCTCGCTGCATTAAAGGCCGGCGGGCAGTCAAACAGGACGTAGTCGTACTCGTCATCCTCACCGATCGTGCAGCACAGATCCGCGAGGACACGGCCATTGACGTGTTGGCTGGTGATTTGGGACATGTCCATGTCCATCAGCTCATCGGAGCCGGGGATCACATCGACGCCGGGATAATCCGTTCCGGCGACCAGCTCCGAGACGTACGGTTCGAAGTCGCCGCGCAGGATGTCGGCCAGCGTGACCGTTCCCATTCCGGGCCGCACACCGAAGAACTCCGTCGCGTTGCACTGGCTGTCGCAGTCAACCAGGAGCACGCGCTGCTTGTGATCGGCGGCCAGGATGTGGGCCATGTTGACGGCAGTGACGGTCTTTCCGACGCCGCCTTTCAAATTTAGAATTGCGATTGCTTTCATGTGTTATCTTCCTTTCGTTCAAACGGGAAATCATCCGGGAGCGGTTCGCTTTTTGGAAGTTCCCGGAATTCCTGCATTTTCGTCTGTTGCTGCACTTCCTCGCGGCGCTGCTTGCGCTCGTTCGGCTTATCGCTGAACGTCTGCATTTCGCCGTCGAAATGGAGCTTGAATGAACCGCCGGCTGCGCCGGTCTTGATCTTGCCGAAGGTGATGATGCGATCGGCATCCTTTACCTTTTGATCCTCGCGGAACATCAGGAGGACAGTGTCCGCGTCCTGCTCAATCTGGCCGGTGCTGCGGAGGCTGGACATTGTCGGCGGCGGGATCATTCCGTCCTTGTTGCGCTGCGGCCTCGTCATCTGGCTGAGGGCCACGATCGTCACACCGCACTGGAGGCCGAAGAGCTTGAGCGCGCGGCTGTTCGCGCTGACTCGTTGGAAATCCTCCTGTTCCCATCGGCTTTTTCCGCTGGACGGAATGAGCTGGACATAGTCGATGTAGATCACGTCGTAGTGGTGCGCCATCGTGTAGAGGCGGATGTCCGTGACCGTCATGCCGGCGGCCTCAATGATGTCGAGATTACGGCCCGTGAAATCTGTGGAAATGTAGGCCAGTTCGTCCCACTCGTTTTCGCCGAGTTTGTTGAGTTGGATGGTTGGCAGGCCGATCTGCGCGGCAGCGCAGACCATCGCGTCTGCCAGCTTCCCGCAGTTTGTTTCATAGCTGAAGAACCCGACCTTTTTGGTTTTTGCCTGCTCTCGGGCCGTGTGCAGTGCAAGAGTGGTCTTGCCGTCCGAGGGATAGCCGCCGATGTAGATGAGGTCTCCCGGCTCCGTCCGGAGGTATTTGTTGAGCTTGGCAAACTTCCACGGCAGGAAGTCCGGCTTGACGGATGGATCGTGCCGCCGGTAGAAATCTTCCAGTGCCTGTGCCATATTCATGGCTCGGATGCCCGGCTTGTCGACCATGATGCGGTTGACCTGATCCAGCGCCGTGCGGATCTCGTCTTCGTCCTCCGCGTCGAGCATTGCGCTGGCTGCGTCCTTGAGCAGCTGCAAGCGGGCCTCGCTCCGCAGGATACGGCAATACTCGCGGACATTGGCGGCGGTCGGCGTGACCGTGATGATCTGGCCGATCAGGTCGGCGTAGGCTTTTCCGGCCCGGTCGAGCACCGTCACGGCATCGATCGGACGTCCCTCGCCAGCCAGCGCACGGATCGCATTGAAGATCGTCCGATACTGGCCGACCGTAAAATAGTCCTCCTTGATCGTCTCCATCACGACGGGGACGCAGCGCGAATCGATGATCATCGAGCCGAGGACAGAAGTCTGTGCGCTGATCAGCGCATCTTGTTTGCTGGCCATCACACAAACTCCACGCCGCTGAGATCCACGCGCCCGGCATTGTCGGCTGGGGCTGCACGGTGGAGCTGCGCCAGCTCATCAGGTTTCAGCTGATATAGACTGAGCCATTGGTTTTCCACGGCACGCTCAAATAGCGCGAGCATATGCTGCGGATCTCCAGAGGACAGCTTGATCAATTTATTCCAGAGCATGGTTGCTGACCGTTCTGAGACAAGGGGCTTGTCAAGCTCCTTGCGCATCCCCAAAAAGTTAGACATTGCAGCCCGGACATCGGGCCCGTATGTATCACACCGATCGAGGAGAGCCGACGCAACAGCGTCAGCCGATTGCGGCTTTTCTTTTTTCTTTTTCTTTTTATTCTCTTTTTTATATCCATCCTTATATATAGACGGGGAAGTTTGTCCCCCTACCAGGGGATTTTTATCCCCGTACGTACCGGGACATTCGTCCCCGTACCCATCCTGCGAGGGCGTGATGGACGGCTCTGCCAGCACTGGCGAGATGTAGCGGATTTTGCCGCCGACCTTGCGGTTTGGCTCGATGCGGACGCGGATGTGTCCGGCCTCGGCCAGCGCCGACACCCATCGTTTGACCACGTCCTCGGAGCAGTGCATCGCCTCGGCAAGCTGCGCATTGCTCGGCCAGCAATAACCCTCGCGCCGCATCAGCGACGACAGTACCCCATAGAGGATCTTCGCATTGGCCGGGATGGACATATCATCCAGCACCGTGGCCGGGATGACCGACCAGAAGGCGCGAAAATCTTTGCTCAAAATCGATTCACCCCCTTGCAAAACGAAAATTCCGATGATATACTGAAGATGCTTTCAAGTGTCTCGTTCACGGGATACGCAGTCGCTCGGTTGTTCGCAGCAGCCGGGCGGCTCTTTTTTTCTGCCCTTTTCATTCTGAATCCTCCGCATAGCGCAGCGTGTAGGCCGCCGCGATGATGTCGTTCAGCTCGTTCACGATCTGGTCATAGGCCGGCCGCTCGGCGGTGTCGATCACGCCGTCCTCGGCGATGCGCAGTAGCTCCTTGTCACGGTTCCGGTCGGCAAAGCCAATGATGCGGTTGACCAGCTGGATCACGGCCAGCGGAAGCGGCTGGCGCTTCGTGTCCGGCAGTACGTTCAGGCTGTCCGAGGTCTGCAAAAGGTGCTTGTACGCGAACCATGTATCGCCGCAGGCATTGACCATCAGGCAGACGTGATAGTTGTCCGGGATGCGTCGATTGCCCTCCCATGCCTTGACCGTCTCGACCGACACGCGCAGCACTTCGGCCCAATGTTCCTGCGTCAGTTGTGCACTTTTCCGACATGCGGCACAGATATTGATGTATTCTTCCTGCATGGATTTCTCACTCCTTTGGTGGGATAATATCAGTGGTGGAGATCATGTGCCCTCCAAAAACCGAATAAATGACGCACGGTTGATCTTGACTCGGTTGTTGACGCACAGCGTGTCAAATCCGAGCCGCTCCGGATGCTCACGAGCCATCAGCCTGATCCAGTGCGGATTGACGCCGATATACGGCGCGGCTTCACAAGGCGTGATAAAGAACTTCTGGCAGCTCCGCAGTTCTTCCATCGTAGACATTCCTTTCGCTCCTTTCTCAAAATGCGCCGAGCTTTTTCAGCTCAATGATCCACCCCAGCAGCGCAAGCGCCGTCAGGGTCAGCTTAATTGCCATGCCGATGCGGTATCGGCGTTCCTCTTTCTCTCGCTCGTTCATGGCTGCTCCTTTCCGCCGTTGTAAAGATCGTCGATGGTACAGTTCAGCGCCTCGGCCAGCGCCGGGAGCTGAGATGCGCGAGGATACACGCCGCCGGTTTCCCAGTTGGCAATTGCCGCCTGTGTTACACCCATGATGTCGGCGAGTTGTTTCTGAGACAAACCTGCTTCGACTCGTTTGCATTTGATGCCGTTAATTTTAATCACTCCGTTTCTTGTAAAATATAAGCGTTGTTGATATTCTGGATTATATATCAAGTATCTTGATATGTCAATAGCAAAAATCAAATTTTATAAATTTTCTTTATATTTCGTAGGAAAAATAAAATTGGCTGATATAATATAAACGAGGTGAGGCCAGTGAATCGTCTTAAACAAGTGCGGCTGAGCAAGGGACTTAACCAAAAGGAACTCGCTGAAGCACTTAATCTGTCGCAAGCGGCGATATCGGGATATGAAACCGGGAAGTATGATCCGGGAATGAAAATCTGGAAGATGATCGCCGACTATTTCGACGTCACCGTTGATTATTTAATTGAAGATGGCGATATAAAAAAAGAAAACCCCACCGGAGTACCCGATGAGGTCTATAAAGTTGCGAAAGAGTTTATGGAACTTCCGCCCGACGCTCAGGCTGAGGCTCGGTCTTATCTCGCGTTTTTAAGGCAGCGATATACCCGGCAAGACGGCTAATTCCTTCTGGTGTCAGCGACATCAATTCTTTCAGCAGTTCAGTCATACCAAAGCGTTCCTTTCTTTTTCATTTTCCTTTGCCCAACGGTCATGTATATTATATCGCACAAATCAGCAGTTTCCCAGAATAGCTTTATTGGAGGATTGATGTATGAGCACAAATGACAGCAGCAGTGCGAAAAAGGTATCTTCGTCCGTAGTCTTGATTGTTGTTGGCTTGGTTATGCTGATATTTCGCATATACTTGCTGGGGATCGTTTTGCCGCTGATAGGTGTTGTCCGAACAGCAAAATGGTGCAAGACAGTATCAGCCAGGAAGCTTTATCAAATACCGCTGTTTTTGGTAATCGCCGTTCTTGCGTTGGTTCCAATCGTTGGCAGTATAATTGGAGCAGTGCAGCTAAATACCAAACCGAATGTTTCGGAAATACCGCTCAATGCGCCATCTATTCAAGCAGAAACTGATCAAAACGCTCGACAGTCTCAAGGTGAAGTGAGGATTCCGGTCGATATCCCGGCTCCGCAAACGTTTGATGGCTATGGGGATGATGTTCTGTCAATCAACACGCCATCTTATCCATTTGCGTTTTATATCACTGGAAATAGCAGCTCAGAACATTTTGCGGTGACTACATACAATTCGGCTGGCGAGTATGGAGAACTTTTGGTTAATACAACTGATCCGTATAGCGGATTTACGATAGATCCAAGCTACGATGTTTCGACGATCGAGGTAAAGGCTAGTGGCAGTTGGAAAATCGAACTGCGATCCATTTATGACACAGGCAGTATTAGTGCAGATAGTAATTATTCCGGATATGGCGATGCTGTTCTATTGATTAAGAGTCACGGAACAACCGCGCATATAACTGGAAATTCCAGTGAGCATCATTTCGCAGTATGGACATACGGTGTCAATAATGACTTGCTCGTAAATACAACAGAGTCTTATGATGGAACGGTCATGATTTCTGGATCGCCAGTGCTCCTTGTTGTTAAGGCAGTGGGCGAGTGGACTATACAGTTGTGATGGGATTGCCCCGTCGTCGATCATCCCATCGACGGCGGGGCTTTTTGGCCGCTGCAAGCGTGTGGGAGCTGCTTGCAAGTACAGATTACACCACGGGAAGGTGATTTGTCGATAACCGTAAGTTCCTTTTTTGTTCCCGTAAAAGTGCTTTATTTGAAAGGAAGTCGTTTTTTGAAACAAGATTTGTCTGAAATTTGTCGAAACAAGAAGGAAAGCCGCTATCCGAACATGACCTATCAAGATTTGGCTAACGCCTCCGGAAAGTCTCTGAAGAACATTGGTCAATTCATGCGCGGTGAAATATTAAATCCCGGAATCGACACCGTAGGACCTGTCTGTCGCCTCCTGCATATCTCGCTCGACCGCTTTTTTGACATCCATCCGGATGATGTTCCACCGGAATCTGATATCCCGCAGGAGCTTCACGACGCACAGAGAGAAATTGAGCACCTACGTCAAACAGTCGCGTTCTGCCAGCAATCCATGAAGTTAAAGCGAAAGATCATCGCCGCGCTGCTCGGCATTGTATTTCTGGCCTGGATACTCCTGCTCGTCGATCTGCTCAGTCCAAAGATCGGCTGGGTGCGCGACCATCTGATGGCTGCAAGCCGTCTCCGCTATTGGGGGTGACGCTATGATCTGCCGCAAATGCAAACAAGACGTTCCGGACGGCCCATTCTGCGCCCAGTGCGGCGCGAAGCAGGAGAGGCCGGAACGAAGACCAAAAGCACGGGGGAATGGCACCGGCAGTGTCTACAAGCTGCCGAATGGCACATGGCGCGCTGTTGCCACACTGGGCTATATTCCCGGCCCGGGCGGGAAGCCTATGCGCCGGACGCGAACGAAGAGCGGCTTTAAAACAAAGCGCGAAGCGCAGGAGTATATCCCGCAGCTCCGCGTCCAGCTGTCTGCCTTGTCAGCGAACATCACATTCCGGCAGATCTATGAAAAATGGGAGGCCGAGCACGAAAAGGACGTAAAGGCCAGCACAATGAATTGCTACAAGGCCGCCTACAAATACTATGAACCGATCTGGTTTGCGAAGATGGCCGATTTAAAGACGGCAGCGTTGCAGGCCTGCCTGGATGCCTGTCCGATGGGGCGCCGGACGCAGGAAAACATGAAGGCACTGGGGACGATGCTGTTTCGCTTTGCAATGCGCGACGACGTCGTCGGCAAGAATTATGCAGAGCTTCTCCGTGTGGGCGGCGAGACGCAGGCTGGCCGCGAACCGTTTACCGATGAGGAACTCGAAAAAATGAAAAAAGCCGTCGGCACAGTGCCAAGGATCGAGCTTGTGCTCATCCTGTGTTACACCGGTTTCCGGCTTGAGGAGCTGCTCCAGCTTCAAGACACAGATCTCCATTATGACGAGGTCAACCAGAGCTATTATTTTGTCGGCGGCGAAAAGACCGAGGCCGGTATGCACCGCATTGTGGCCATCAGCCCTAAAATCATTGACTACGTGCTGCAATGGGAAAAGCCAGGATTCATCTTTTCCGAGGACGGGAAGAAAGTGCAGCAGAAAAAATTCCGAGAGAAATGGTATTATCCGGCGCTGGAGCAGGCAGGAGTGCGCCGCCTGGTGCCGCACTCCTGTCGCCATACTTTTGCAACCCTCATGAAAAAAATTGACGCGCCGGACGCTGACAAAATGGCCATGATCGGGCACACTTCGATGGAAATGACCACACATTACACCCATACCGACCTGAAATCTGCCGTAAATATCGCCACACAGCTCTAATTTGCCCTCTTGATATGGTATGCAACAGAGTATGCAATAGACCAAAACAGACCGGTTTAGTCCGATTCATACCAGTATAATTTCGCAAAGGAACAAAAGAAAAGTACCGCAAAACATACGTTTTGCGGTACTTTCTGGTCCGAGTGACTAGATTCGAACTAGCGGCCTCTTGAACCCCATTCATTCAGGATGTGTTGATTTTACAATAGAAATTTTGTTGTATCTGCAATAGATGTGCAATAGGCGTTAGCTGTGACGGAGCACAATCCCATGATAATACCCGGCCATCTTCGCTTCCGCTCCTCCGGCGTCCTTATCCATGAGGAAGGCTTTGGCAAGGTCGGCATAGAATTCCGGCCGGTCTAGGCCGTACTTGGCAGCTACGCCGTAATAGTCCGAATACATCATGTTCATCGCCGCCCACCAGACGCAGGACTTCTCATGGACGCCTGCGACGTTGGCCACAGCGTCCGTCTGCTCCATTGTCCAGTGTGCGCCGGTCGTGCCGTCCTCGTTCTTCATGTGCGATACCCACTTTTCGGCATCCTCGCGGGTGAATTCCATCATTTTCGTGGACTCACGAAAATGGTCATCGTCCAGTTTGTGCAGCGCACAAATGGCATCCGCGTACACCGTGACTTCTTCCGCGCGCCCAAGCGTAGCCGGGCGCTCCATGATCTCATGCAGCTGCTCTTTCAGCTGCTCAATGTAATGTTCTTTTCCCATATCACGCCTCCTGAATGTATTTGTAAAGCCGGTCGACGTCGTTCACATCGAATTTGAGTTCTCCAATGACCGGAATGTTCCACGGGATCTTCTTGCCGTCCACCTGCGTTCTCGCGGCATTGTAAAGCCGGTCGAGGTCGATGTTGCCCTCTGCATCCATGATGCCCATCATCTGCACTGCCGGGTGATCCTTCAGCGCAAGGATGCGGCTTTTCCCGCCGTCCATGATGAGCGCCAGCGCGATCCCGGCACCAATGCCCTTGCCGGTTGGCAGGTGCGGGATGATCTCATTGTCGGCGAATTTTGCCGCGCCTCGCATAGCCTGATCGATCGTTACCATAAGGATACCTCCGTGTTAAGATCGGGGCGGCTATTGCCGCCCCTTTTTGCTTAAGTCGTCGTGGTGGTCGTGGTCGGAGCCGTCCAGCTGTTATAACGCTGCATCGGTTCCGGGCAGACGTTGTTGATGGGGATCACCGTCTTGGTCAGGCCCGACAGCGTAGCCAGCTCGTTCTGCATACAGGACAGGTTCGCCACGGTCTGCGCGTTGACGACACGCTGCTGGCACAGCTGCTCTTCGATGCTGCGAAGCCGCCCATCCGTGTACTTGTACATTTCGAGCATCTTCTGATCCGTGTACGTGTTCGCATCGCGGAGCTTGACTTCCGATTCCAGCTCTGCGATTCGTGCCGCCTGAGACGCCTCATAGCGGCTTACGAGATGGTTGTCGCTGTTGCTTGCAGCCATCGCCGCTGCAGCCGGATTCGCGCCCCAGCCGCCGAACAGGTTGCTCAGACCGCCGCCAAACACGCCGAGGCCCGTGCCGATCGCGCCGAGCGTCACGCCGAGATTCCCCTTGCCGTTGCTTGCGTATTCCATAGAGTTTCCCTCCAAAAAATGTAGTGAACCGGCCAGTTCCTACGTTCAGTATGAGGGAAAATTCCGTCACGAAACAGCCAACGTCTGGGCCAGAAAAAGGCCAAAAAAGGCACAAAAAAGAGGCAGACACAGCGCATGCCGTGTCTGCCTGTTTACATGTGCGCGGAAAGTGCGTCCGTGCACCGCTTGATGATGTTTTTTGTACCGTTGAGGGAAAGTCCCTCATGCTCCGCGATCCGTTCCTGCGTCCATCCGTCGCAGAGGTATCGACGCATGATGTCGCGGTAAGAATCTTTGAGAATCCATTCAGAGATCAAACGCTCCCACTCGCTGCGCGGCAAGTCTGGCCAGCCGCGCCGCATCGTTTAGCCTCCTTTGTGATTCAGAATCGGGATATTCCCCTTATTCGACACATCCAGATCGAGCGCCTTTGCAATATCGCGAATTTTGATGTAATTCGTGCCGTCCTTTAAGATCCGTTCGACCTCGATCTCCTTGCCGTCAATGATCATCTTTGCCTTTGTTACCACTTCGTCCACCTCCTCCAAGAGCTTCTTAAAGTCCGCCCATTTCTTTTCGTCAATCAGCGGCAGCGGACACAGTTTCATCGAAATGTCATAGTGCCGGATTGCGGCCTGCACGCCCGGCAGCCGCTTCAGCAACATCTGATAGAGCCGCGCAGCGTTGCGCATCGTCGCTTCCGGAATGTAATACTTGCCAGAAGCGTCCGTGTGGCTCACCATCTCGATGGAAACGGTGTTGTAGTTGCCGTATACCTTTCCGAATTTGCCGCTCCTGCCGTCGCCCACGGCCCACGCCACCACGTCCAGCGGCACACACTGGTAAACGGTATCGCCCTCATCTACCACGAAATGTGCCGAAGCAGCGCGTCCCTCGCTGCCGTTGGCAAAGTATCGGGCATTGCCGAGCGCCGTTGCATGCTGGCCAGTGTTTGCAGTGTAGTGGAACACGATGGCCCGGATGGCCGAGAGCGGACGCTTGCCGCCCACTCTCGTTGCCCGGATGGTATCGTTAATTTTCAGTGCCATTGTCGTCACCCTTCGCGTCCATCGCGTCCTGCGCTTTCTGCGACTGCGTGCCGAAATAGAACGTGATGACCATCAGGAAGATCGTCAGAAAATCCTTGCCCGTGATGTCGCCCCGGAGCGCCAGCACCGTAAACACCACCGTAAGCAGCAGCGTCACAAGGCTCTTGACGCTCAGCAGATTCGAAAGCCGTTTCATAATTTTGTCCATGTTATGTACTCCCTTCATTATGCTTTTTTCGTCGCTTTGTTCCAAATTTTCATAGCACCGCGTTTTGTGTATTTTGCCTCATGGTTTTTCGCGGCAATGTAGCCACAATGTGCGCATTGGTACACCAAGAGATCTTTATTGTCTCCGACATATTTCAGTTCTGGAAAATGCCCGCATAACGGGCACGCGTTCAGTTCGTTCATATCGTTTTTACTCCTTTCAGTCCTTGAGCACGATCTCCAAAAACCGTGCCTTTTCCTCTGCCGTATACGTTTCCGGCAAGCTCTTGATGTACTTGATCGCATACTTGCTGCGGTTCTCGTTCTTGGCCTTCCAGAGGTAAAACATCCCAATCGCCGTCGCAAATCCGATGACTGCCAGCGTGACCTCCACGCTCAGCACGCCGATCACATTCAGGATAATGCAAACGACGCTTGCCGCCGCGCTGCCAATCAGCAGCTTCTTCGAAGTCTCCATCACACGATCCCCGCATGAGCCAGCGCGAAGCCGACCAGCGCCCCCACAATGGCCGTCACGGTCGCCTTGACCAGCGCTTCCCACTTGCTTCCCGGCACGGCCTTTAATGCCTTGACGTCCGTCTTGATCTCCTGCACGTTGCTCTCGATTGCCTCCTGCTTCGTGGCGAGGACTTCGACCGACGTCGCCAGAGTGTGCAGCGCCCGGTTATCCTCCTCTAGGTCGTTGATGCGGTGCGTGTTGCTCTTGCTGCGGGCCTCGATTTCGGCGATCTTTGCCTGAATTCCATCGTCCATCTCTTTTCTCCTTTATACTTCGGTAAAATACAGCCCCACCAGCTCATGAGGCAGGAACTGAAGCGTCACCTTGCCGCCCGGCTGCTCGCCCGTCCGTTCGCAGCGGTAGAGCTTGCCGTCCTCCGGATCGGCGTAATAGAGGCCATAGGTGTACTCCATGCCCTTCGCGGCGGGGATGGGGTCGTCCTGTGTGCCTGCGTGCTCCTCGTCGATGACCGTAAACATTGCCGGTGTCTTGTCCGGCTCCCAACCTTCCTGCGTCGTGTGCGCCTGTCCTTCGTTGACGCGGAACAGCCTGTCCGTGCCATTGACCGGGAACACAAGTCGGTCGCCCGCTTTGATAACCAGACCAGGTTCCCAGCGTCGGTAAAGCTCCATCGCCTTTAAGGCGTCCGCGTCCGTCAGACTGGCGCTCGCTTTTACGATATAGGGGCGCAATGCTCTAGCTCTTTCTGTGTAGGTCATTATTCCGCCTCCCCAAGTAAAATTTTCGCCGCTGTTTCTGCATCCGTCAGTGGCAGTGCCGCGCCCATTTCCTCATAGCTGCCCTCTGGTTCTGTGCCTTTCAGCAGCTTGCCCGCAAGCCGGAACACCGTGTCAGACAGTGCCTGATACTCCTTCCCGTCCTCGTCGGTCATCGCAACGGCCATCTTAGCACAAAATCCTTCTGCCTGATCTTCCTTGCATGATACATAGCAGCCGTTGTTGTGCAGCCGGATGAGTACAATGCTGTCCGCATATCCTGCAAATGCGCCGTCCTTCTTTACTGCATACATGGTATCACCCCGAATTTCTCTTGATAGATTTTCTCCAATCGCTCGGTGCTGGCCGTCCGCAGCCGATTCTTCCAATAGCCGTTCTCCTGTCCCGGCCAGTTCTCATCGGTGAAATCCTCACCGCATCCGTGCTTTGTATACCAGCGATAGAGTTTATCCAGCATATCCTGCCGGTATTTGCCCTCATCGGTCAGTGGTCGAAAATGATTCCATCCGTTTTCACTCGTCACGCAGCAGACCGGCTTTCCGTCCAGATAGAGGAATTTTTCACGCTCCTGCAAAATCGTACCGTATGGGATATTGACCTCACCAGAGATGGATTTGCCCTTAAATCGCTTATAGGTGATATAGTCCATATTTCCTCCTATACACAAAAGCCGGGCGCGAAGCCGAGGGAACAGCCCGCGACGGTGGCGTTGTGTGTATCGTCGGTGTTTATATACACGAAACGGTCGGAGGCGCCCGCTTGCGGAGAACGGAGCAGATAAAGAGCGGCGACACTCGTGCGATTGTGCTTGTACTTGATTTTGCTATTCCCGGCGGAATAATAGGCGTACTGCGCTTGTTTGTTCTTCTCGTTCTTGTTTCCGATGGAAACGGCCCCATAAATCTCGCACTCCGAGAGGAGGAAAAAGTAATCCGTTGTCGCCGTGACGTAGCTCGCCGTCGAGCCGCCGCCGTTTGCCGTATTGTCCGTGTACTTTGTAACGGACTTGAGGACGGCACGGAGCGCCGCCGGAATGACTGCAATAATCGTCCCGGAATAGCTCAAGAGGCTCGTCCCGCAAATGTTTGTACGCATTTGCGAGCTTTTCCATCCGCCGGAGTTGGTGTCGCTCGCATTCATAACGAAATAGCCCGCACCCGGACGCGACCATTCGCTCTCCGGGGCATATTCATCATCGCAGAAACACACGTCCGTACCGCCGGAGAGCGCGGTCTTTGCAAGCTGAAAATGGATACGGTTAGAGCCCTCTAGCTCAGCATTATGATTGAATCCAATGATAAAAGCGTATGTTGTGTAATTAGATAGTGTAAGATGTCCAACCGTGCCGTTCAGCGTGACCGCCTTTCTGTCTCCAACGCTCCAATAGTTCGCGCCCTGTCCCGTGTCGGAAACCGATTTGATTTTCGACCAATCGTTGTCATTCAGCACAGCCGAAACAAAAAAGAGAGACAGCGCGTAACGATCCGTAAAAGTGACGCTTTTCGTACCGGACGTTTGCCCATTGTGCGTCGCCTTGACGCTCCATGTACCCGCCTCCGGCACGGTCAGCGTACACGTTCCATTGATGGCTGTGCCGCTCACGACCTTGCTTCCTTTCGTCGCGGTAACAGTTGCGCCAGAGGTCACAGACACGATGATTTGTAGCTCTGTACCGGTCTGAATGGCCTGAATGGCTGTCACAAATCCATCCGGGTAGACCAGTGGGTCAGATGTGCCGCCCTTCTCCCGGATAGCTGCTGCAACCTTTGTCAAGTCAGTTGTGTTTGTTAGGTACTCCATCAGAAGCTACCTCCATTCGCGTTTGCAATGCTCACTGCCGCCCACGCGCCGTTGACCACACGCAGGAATTTTCCATTGTCCGAAGCAGTGACCGCGGGCAGCTCCTTCGCGCTCCATGCGACCTTGTTGTTCTGGACGTCAGACACCGCCTGATCGATCTCTGCGCCAGTGTGCGCACTGTTGTACTGGTCTGCCATAAAATCACTCCTTCATGCAGAGAAATTCCTTGCCGTCTGCCGTCAGCATGGTCTTGGTCGTGCCGGACGGCACAAAACCATAGTTATCATTCCAGCTTCCGTCCGCGCCCTGTGCGTAGAGGGAGATTCGATATTCTCCGTCACCACTCAGGAGGAACTCGTCGTAGACCTCAAAGGTTCGCTCCGTCCCCGCCGGGGTCTGGGAAAAGGACGCAATGAGCGCCCCTTTCCCTCGCCCCCAGTCCTCGCCGGTTTTCGTCGCGCGGCATTCAAAGGCCGTGTAGGCGATGTCCGATGAGAATTTAACGGTGATGGAATCGAAACCGGAGACTGCCGAAATCTTATTCCCCGTGATGGTGAACGTCAGTCCCGGCGCGGCCATTATGCCACGCTCCAAGTCCCGGCGGCGTTTTTCACAAAGACCTTGATGATCTTCGTACCGTCGCCGGAGGATGCCGTCGCAAGGTCGGCGCCCTTGATGGTGGTATTGATCGCCGTGGCCTTCTTGTAGCCGCCAGCCGTGCCGCTGGTGTTGCTGGAACCGCCAGTGGTGGGAATCTGCGTACCGGCGTCGTGGAGGCTGCTGGTGCTCGGCACGACACGCACCGTGTACTCCTCAAAGTCCACATCGGATGTGAAGGAGAACGCGCAGGTGTCGAAGCCGGAGACTTTGGAGATCCTGGTCTTGTCGGGGCCAGTGATCGTGACCACCGGAACCGCAGTGTTGACCGTGATGGAAGCTGTGACCGCAGCCGTTTCGTTGCCGACGTCGTCCCGCACCTTGATATGTACGGTTTTCAGTCCATCGCCTTCCGTCAGGACGATAGACTTGCTGGCCGCGAAGGTCTCCCACGATGCGTCCTCTTCCGTTGCCGCCGCCTTGATGCCCCAGAGCTTCATCTGGTAGCCGGTCTTGGTTTCATCCGTCAGCGTGATCGTTGCGGTGACGGTGTTGCTGGTTGCATACGTCGCGCCGCTGTTGAGCTTCAGTGTCAACCCAGACGGTGCAAGCGTATCAAGAATTAGATTGAAAAAACTTGCCATAGGTTATGCCCCTTTCTTTTCGCTCAGTTCGATGTATAAATATCCGCCCGGGCGGGTATAGATGGGTTCTTCGCCGATGCAGGCCTTCTTAATGCCCATCTCACCGACAAACAACTCCTTGAGCTGTTCTTCTCCGACTGTGATCATTCCGTCACCCCCGAATCAGATACAGTGTCTTTACGTCCTTGACGTCCAGCGCGTCATATTCCGCCCGGTCGAGGACCACAATGGTGTTGATCTGCGCGGATGAGACGTTGCCGCCGCCACTGCCGCCGGGTGACACCCGCAAGGGCGGCAGGTTGAATTGGATATTCGGCTTCCCGCCGATATCAAAGCGGATCATCACAGCACCACCTTACTGATGGAATCGCTTACGCGGATGCCCTCAATGCTGGTACCGATGACAACCGGCTCCGCGCCGGCGAATTTGATGCGAATCTGGACGGCCTGAGAAGCGCTTTTGAACTGAAAGGTTTCCTCCTGCGTCAGAGGGAACAGGAAGTTTCCGTCTGTGTCCGTCGTGACCTCGCCGGGGTAGATTTTGCGCAGCTTCCCAACGATGAACTCGATCATCTCAATCTTGGATAGGTCGAGCGGTTGGCCGTCCTGCGTCCCAGTAAATACAATGGCGTACTGGTCGCCTTGCATGATTTTTAGGCTCATAGCTACCTCCTTACTTTGGCTTGCCGACCTTGCACAGCACCACATAGCTGCCGCTGACGCGGGCGATCAGGACGCGGTTGCCCGCAGCGAAGGTGATGTCCGGATTGCAGCGGTAGTGCTTCGCAGTTGCCTCGGTCTGGCCGGGGAAGATCAGCGAGACGCCGTCCGTGTACTTCGCGCCGATGGTCGCCAGCGAGAGCAGCGGCGATTCCTGCGGGCTCTCCAGCGTGGCCGTAAACAGATCCATCATGCAATCACCGTCCTTTTTGCTGTGTGCTGCATCATCTGGCCGGCGGCCAGGGTCAGCGACCAGCCGGTCTCCTCGTAGATTCCAGCCAGTTCCGGGTCGTCGATGGAGATGATGTCCCCGACGCCGTGGCCCGGCTCGTTGAGTGTCTGAAATGTGATGGTTCGTGCCGCTAACATGGATTCATTCCGGGCGCGGTCTGCGGCGGCCTGAAGCTCATCCTGGCTCGCAATGTTGTCCACACGCTGCACATCCACAATGCGCATTTTGCGTTTGAACGTGGACGTGCTGGACGTCGGGGACTCGTTGACCGCCGTGGCCACCATGTCGGCGTCGAGATCTGGGTTGCTGCAGATTCGGACAAAGACGTTCGGCGCGTTGAAAATGTCCGTCTCGTCGTTGTGATCCGGCCCGATCGGCTGCGCGTGGACGACGTCGGTATCGGAATAGGCATGATCGATGCGGTCGGCGCTGGGCTGTTCATACGGCTCCAAATGCGCGATGCCGCTGCCGTCGAACCACACGTCGCTGTAATTGATCTCGGCCAGCAGCTGATTGATAATAGCGAGGTAGGTCGTACCGATCTCCCAATCCTCGCGGTCGGTCTGGAGCGTGGCTGTGGACGGAGCCGCAATGACCAGCCCGATCCCGGCCTCCGTGAGCATCTGGCGGATCTTCGTAATGTAGGACGTACCGGCGGCAATGTGCAGGATGTTCTCCGTGCGCTGGTTTTGCAGCCGCCAGCAGCGGTCGTATGCCTCGATCTGGACGACCGTGTTGTAGCGGTCGGTCGCGCGGCTCGGAGTCGCCGTCTGGAAGACGCCCAGCGGCGTCTCCACGCCGTTCAGCCGCATGACGGGCTGCAGCTCGTCTGACAGCAGATCGACCGTGTCGGGCACGTAGAACCGCCCGGAGAAGCTGCCTTTGATCTCGGCGTCCTTGTTGACCATGATATTGGGGTTGTCGCCGCTGCGCCAATGGAGCCGGGCAAACTCGGCTCCGTTGCGCAGGACGTTGACGTGGTAGGAGACGTCACGAATCAATGTTGATCTCCTCCTTTCGGTCGATCTGTTCGATGGTAAAGCTGTAAGTGCTGAAGAAATCGTCAGAGTTTTCCGTGATGCTGGCCGGGTAGCCGATGGTCATGTTGCCCTCCGGCGTCTTGCAGCAGGTCGGGTGTCCGAGCAGTGCCCTGAGAGACTGCCGCTCCGCGTCGTCCGCGCAGACGCAGGTGATCCGCAGCGCGCGGGACTTAAATTCGCTTCGCTCCGCGACCGGGTAGGTGTGCCCGGAGAGCTGGACATATTGGATGTCCTGGGACAGGCTCAGACCCGTGCTGCGGTGTGCCGAAGAATCATAGAGGAAATGCAGCCATTCGCCGCGCTCCATGTCGTAGAGTCGGACTTTGTCTGTGCCGACCGTGACCTCCACGGCCTCGGACAGACTGTAATTGTCGCTGTTGTCGTAGCAGCCGCGCACCTGATAGCGCACAACACCAATGCTGGCTGCATCGGTGTAGCTCGGTTCCGTGACCTTTGCGATAGCCACTCCATTCCGATAGACCAGATAGTAGTCAAAGCTGCCCGGCGTCCAGCTGAGCGCCGCCTCAATGCCGCCCTCGGCGGTCAGCGTGATCGCGCCGCCCGGTACGTTTGTGACCGGGAGCGCCGCCGTGCCCCACGGCGACCAGAAGCCGTATTCGTTTTGCACACGGACGCGCACCGTGTAGCTGCCATCGGCCAGATAAAATGGGGCTTTCCACGTCTTCCCGGTTCCGAAGCGCGTACCGGAGGCATAGACGCCGTCAATCTCGATTTGGTAGGCTTGCTGTTCATCCGACTGCCAGCGGATCTCCGGGCGCGGCTCTGTGGACACGATAGACACGGGCGGTGTTGCAGGGGCGGCCAGCACAATAAACTGTGTGGCAGCGCTCCATGCGCCCGCAGCACCCTTGGAATTGTACGTCCGCACGCGCCAGTATTTTGTGCCGGAGGTAAACGTCCCGGCAGGAGCCGTCCATGTGTTGGCTGCACCGGTGACGGTTGCCAGCGCCGTCCATGTGCTGCCGTCCGTGCTCTGCTGCAATTCGGCCTTCGTTTGGGCCGTGCCGGTCGAAATGACATGTTCCCATTTAAATACGTTGTCGGACGATCCGTCGAGGACTGCCCGGTCAGGAGCAACCGCAACGGCTGTGGATTCCACGTCGGTCAGCGAGAGTGTCATCCAATCGGAGGTCGTAGTGACGCCGCTGTTCGAGGTCGCGCTGATCTGCCACTGGATACTGTCGCCGGAAAAAGTATTCGCCGGGATGGTGATGGAGGTGGCCGTGCCGGGCACGACAATCTCCTTGACAGTGTCGGATGCAGATTTTCGCCAGCAAAATTTTGCGGATGCTCTTGTAATTGATTCGTAGCATACGCCAGTCGCGGCTTCAGCCCATGAGAATGTTGTGACATTTGCGGGGACAATAGACCCGGATGATGGGGCGAGGTTTGACAGCGACAGTCCAACGATTTCATCAGAATATTCCACGCTGATATATGGTTTGTTGCTGCCACGGGATGTTTGAAATGCGATTCGATACGGCGGCGAAACCTTAAGTCCATACACAAGGAGGCTTCGCAGGTGCTCCAAACCAATTCCGAGGACATTCCCAGTTGCATATTTGCCATCGCCGGTAACGTAGGCAGAGACACGGACGCTTCCGAGCGCGTCGGTCTTAGGCGCAGTGTTATACGTTACACTTTTTTCAGCAAAGGATTCTGCCAGAAAATCAGCGGATGCCGCACATGACTGTCCGTCCGTCCCATACGCAAGATTTGCGTAAATTGCCACGGATGCACGCGTGATAGCCTTGAATTTTTCCGATGCTGGAAAACCGGAGAAAGAAATGAGCAGGTTCCCGTCAGTTACACTGGCATCGCTGCTGTAATTTGTTGTGGGATTGGATATAGCTATTTTTGCAGATTGATTTGCGTACATGGTTACGGTTGCCATTTACATCCCTCCCATCCGAACCACTCTGCGGCGCTCCTGCACAATGCGGAGAATGTCCTCAAACTCCCGCACCGTGTGGGCGTCGATCGTGATGTTGTAAGTATCGCCGCCGGTCTGGCGCGTCTCCTGCGCGGTCAGGATGCGCGTGCCCTGCGGCAGGATCGCGGTCTCTGCGCCGTGCTCGCTCAGCAGCGTCCGCCCGCCGGGAAACCAGTCTGTGCCGCTGGCGTTCCTGCGCCACGACCCGGCATTTTTCCACGCCTCAAAGGTCCCTTGCGCCGTCCCAGCGGAAACCTCGCTGTTGTACATCGACCGCAGCTCCGCGTCCGTGTAGGTGCCCTCGGTGATCCAGCCCGCAGACTGCGAATAGCGGTAGCCGTTATAGGCACCGCTGGCACGCTGCATGTTGCTGAGCTGGCCGGAGCTGGCGTTCAGGCCGAGCGCGGTTTTGATCTTGTCTCCGTTGAACGTAAACAGACCGACGATAACGTTGGCCGTGTCTGCAATCAGGGCAACCGTTTCTGCGATCGGTTTCAATGCTGCGGTCAAAGCCGGAAGAACAGCGGAGATCAGCGAACCGAGCGGCTCCAGCAGCGCGACAGACGATTCGAGGATGCTGCCGAAGGCATCGACCGCGCCGGACTCGACCAGCGCCTTGCCGACCTTCTGGATCAGATCTCGGATGTCCTCCAGCGCCTTGGTCAGATACGGAGCAAACTCCGCAGCCATCTGGTTCTTGACAGATTCCTGTGTTTTTTGCAACCGCTGGAATCCGTCGTCGACAGCGCCGAGTGCTTCTAACGCTTCGTTGTCGAGAACATAGCCAACGTCATGCGCTTCCTTCGCATAATCTTTCAGGGTGTCGCTGCCCTGGATGATCAGCGGGTTGAGATCCTGCGCAGACCGCCCAAAGATGTCCATGGAGAGCGCGTCACGTTCCGTCGCGTTCTGCACCTCGCCGAGCGCATCAATCGTGTCGTAAAAGACGTCGTTTGCGCTGCGCATGCTGCCGTCGGCGTTTGTCAGAGAAATGCCCAGCTGCTCAAAGGCAGACTTCGCATCACCGGTCCCGTTGATAGCATTTTGCATGTTGTTGGTCAGCTTGGTCAGCGAGCCTTGCAGCGTATCCATAGACACGTCTAGCAGTTCCGTCGCATAAGAAAACTCCTGAAGCTGTTCGGCTGACTGCCCGGTTGTTTGCGACATCGTGAGGATATTGTCGACGTAGGCTGCGGACTCCTTCGTCATGGAGATCAGCGCCTTTTCGGTCTTGACCACCGCAGCGACCACAAGGCCAAGGCCGGTCACAGCCAAAGCTGCGCCTGCATGGATGCCGTTGAGAGATTCCACGGCCTTCTGTGCGCCCTCCGGA